AAATGTCACCCCCTTTCTATATGTAATTTTACTATGTTAGGGACTGAAAATCAACTTTTTTTAAGTTTTTTATAAAAAATAGTTGACATTCAATCCACATAGGTTTATAGTATGAAATGTGGACGGACAATCCACAAGAAACAAAGCAAGTAGGAAGGACACGGGTGAAGCGATAGGGCTACACGCAAGTGACATGGTGGTCAGGCTGCCGGATAGCAGATAGAGCGTGTGAAGAATAAACATGACCCGTCAAAGTAGTTGAAGAAAACAGGAACGGTAGGGCAAGAAAGCACAGTGTACCGCACTATTTGAAGAAAGCGGACAGGCTGAACCAATCGGCACTTTACCCCTAAAACAAGAAACCGTTAAGTGGAAGAATCAACCGCACGAGATGACACAGCACTTTGTTTCAGGGTCAGGAAGTTCCCCGACTTCCTGACTACTTCAAAAAGAACTGTTGCAGCAGTTCCGGGGAAAAGAACCAAGGAATAGGATTTCAGTTCTTTCAAAAAATTGTCTATTGTGTGTCGGTCAACAGGTTTTGGTGGTTTTAATGTGAAACCCCGGCGGTTTGAACAGCACCGTTCAAAAAGTTCAATGATGTGTAACAGGTTTTCAGATTTTAATGTGAAATCTGATAAAGGAAAGACACCCCTGATTGTACTAAGGTGTGCTGACAATAGACAACTTTTTGAAGGAACTGGGAAAGGATAAAGGCAATGATTGATTTCATAAAAGATGCGGATTGCACCAAGGAAACACCTGTCAAATTGGGTGTTCCTGATGCACCGATATATGGCAAGGGCATCAAATTGAAACCAAGGGTTGACGGTAGAACTGATTCAGAGCATTTCAAGAAAATCTATTTGCCGGAACTTTTACCACTTGAAGAATATGATCTGATAGTTGTTTTGATTTCCGGCGGTAAGGATTCAGTTGCTTGTTACCTAAAACTTCTTGAACTTGGTGTACCAAAAGAAAGAATAGAGTTTTGGCATCACGATATTGACGGCGGGCATCCTTCAAGGCGTATGGACTGGAAATGTACCCAAAACTATGTAAAAGCACTTGCAGATGCAGAGGGTATCAAGTTAAGGGTTTCATACAGGGTGAATGGTTTTTTTGGTGAATTGTATCGGATAGGTGCATCAGAACCCATTGAATGGATTGACCCTGATACTGGTGAAGTAAAGCAGTGCAAACTTTCAAGCAATTATCTGAAATGCAAAGAACTGAAAGAACAGGCAACAGAGGAAATGGAAGAACTTCTGAAAAAGTACGGTTATAGAATGAAGTTCCCCGCAAAAACTGGTGATCTGTCACGGCGTTGGTGTTCTGCATATCTGAAAATATGTGTTGCAGATACGGTTGTCAGTAATCTTGACCGCCTTGGTGAACTTGAAGAACTGGGTGGTAAAAGACATAAATTCCCCGCAAAAGGTGGTACACATTCAGGGCGTTGGTGTAGTGGTAACTTAAAAGCAGCGGTTCAGGACAGTGTGACAGCCAATCTTGAAGAAACCAAACGTGACAAGAAAATCTTGATTGTTTCAGGTGAACGCCGTGGTGAATCTGCCGGACGGTCAAAGTACAATGAAATGGAAATACACCGCACCAATGCAGAAGCCAAGGCACACAGAATTGTTCATCAATGGCGGTGCTGCATTGATTATTCTGAAAAGGATGTGTGGGAACTGCTGAAACGGCATCATATAAACCCACACCCATGTTACAGGATAGGTTGGAACAGATGCAGTTGTATGATGTGTATATTTTCAACACCCCGGTTATTTGCCGGAGTAAAAGAACTTTTCCCTGATGATTATGCTGCACTAAGGCATGATGAAGAAGTTCTTGGGTTCACACTGGATAACAAAAAGAATCTTGATGAATTTATCGGTGATACACAGTCTTGCGTGTGTTGGAAGGATAAAGCAGCAATACATTCAATACTTACTGGTGAGTTCAACACAGATGACATATACACAAATGATTGGAATTATCCTGTTGGTGCATTTCATGGTGCTGACGGTGGTTCATGTTAGAAAGAAGGTGGTTATGTGAAGAAAATAGTTGCAGCATGGATTGAACAGATTCTTGAATTTCCAACCAAACTTGAATATCTTGCGTACATAGAAAGCCTGAAAAAAGGCAAACCGCAAAAGTTCAAGGAAACATCATTTGAACAGTTGGAATCAGGGGTTGTTAGAATAACGATCAGGAAACAGTATAACAATAATGCGTTCCCTGATGATGAAAAGGAAGGTGAAAAATAAGATGATTAAAGGTAATTTATTAAGAGAAAAAATTGATGCTTGTGGTTTCAAATTGGTTTACGTTGCTAAACAGGTTGGGGTTTCTTATCAGGCGTTTTTGAAAAAACTCAACAATGAAACAGAGTTCAAAGCAAGTGAGGTAATGATCTTGAAAGAACTTCTTCATTTGACAGATGATGAAGTTATGGAGATTTTTTTTACCTAAAATGTGGATTGTCAGTCCACAATAAAGAAAGGATAGGTGATAAATTATGAAATTCAGCGAAAAGTTGAAACAGGCTATGCAGCAGTTAGGAATCAATCAGGCACAAGTTGTTGGATTGACCGGGAAAAGTAAGGGGTCAATCAGTATGTACCTGAATGACAAGACCACACCGTCAGAACAGGTTCAAAGTGATATTGCAGTATCACTTGGACTTAACCCTGACTATTTTGAACAGGAAGAAACCCCGGTGACATTCAAACCTTCCAAGTGTGAAGATGGCATCCCAACCTTGACGGTACATGAAGTTGCTAAGTTGATGCACAAACACACCAACACAATAGCACTTGGGTTACAACAGGGCGTTTTCCCTTGGGGGTATGCGATTCATACCAGTGAACACCGTTGGTCATATTTCATCAATGCAAAGCGTTTTGCAGAAATTGAAGGGGTGATCTGATGCCAAAGATTGAGTATAAAAGCATTAAGTTTCAGCAGAAAAGCCTTGAACTGATACGCCTTGTGAATCAGGTGGTTGAAGAATATCAGGCACAGGGATATGAACTGACACTTAGACAGGCATATTATCAGTTAGTTGCCCGTGGGTACATCCCCAACAATGAACGCAGTTATAAGAACATTGGAAATCTTATCAATGACGGTAGACTTGCCGGGTTGATTGACTGGCATAGCATCACAGACAGAACCCGCAACCTTAGAAGCAATAGTCACTGGGACAATCCGGCTGATGTGATCGCATCTGCAAGATACAGTTATCTGCTGAACAAGTGGGACGGTCAACCGAACTACGTTGAAGTGTGGGTTGAAAAGGATGCCTTAGTTGATATTGTGGGACAGGCTTGCAGACCACTTGACACACCATATTTTTCATGTAGGGGTTACACTTCACAGTCAGAAATGTGGTCAGCAGCACAGCGTTTCATTAGTCAAGATTACCGTGATAACAGGGTGATTATTCACTTAGGTGACCATGACCCAAGCGGTATTGATATGACAAGGGATATTCAGGAACGCTTGCAGATGTTCGGTGCTGATGTGTATGTGAAGCGTGTAGCACTGACCATGAATCAGATTGGTACATATAACCCACCACCTAACCCGGCAAAGATCACTGACAGTAGAGCATCAAAGTATATTGATGAATACGGCAATGAATCTTGGGAACTGGATGCACTTGAACCACAGGTCATCACTGATCTGATAACCAATGAGGTGACAGCGTTAAGAAATGATGAAATTTACCGTTCAATATGTGATTTAGAAGAACGTGGAAAAGATGAACTTAGAATGATAGAACGCAACTATGACAAGGCTGTTGCATTTTTAGAAAGTGAGGAATAAACCATGAAAAAATATGAATTTACAGGAGAAACCAAAGAAATCAGATTATTATTCAGAACTGCCACGTTGCACCGCATCCGTGCGACTGTTGCATTTGGCATTGTAGAAGTAGGTGACCTTGGTGGTTGGATTGAGAAAGAAGAAAATCTTTCCCATGAAGGAAAGGCTTGGGTTTGCGGTGATGCCAAGGTTTGGGGCAATGCCGAGGTTTGCGGTGATGCCGAGGTTTGCGGTGATGCCAAGGTTTGGGGCAATGCCGAGGTTTGCGGTGATGCCAAGGTTTGGGGCAATGCCGAGGTCTTTTCTGCAAGTCATGTGTTAGTGATTGGAGCAATCGGCAGTAGAAATGATTTCACCACATTCTATCGTGACAAGGACAATGAAATTACAGTCAAGTGTGGTTGTTTCCTTGGAAAGATTGATAGATTTCTTGAAAAAGTCACACAGACCCACGGTGATTCTAAATATGCCTCAGTTTACAGAGCAGCAGTTGAAGTTGCAAAGTTACAGATTGACCTTTCAGGTGAAGCACCAAAGGACGCTGATGAAGAATGAAAACTTTGAATTTCATGCCACATCAGGAAGATGCACTGAACAGAACTGAACAGTTTAACCGTTGTGCTTATTATCTTGATATGGGACTGGGTAAGACCTTTGTGGGTGCTGAAAAAATGTATTTGCTGAACAATTCGGTGAATGTGGTCATCTGTCAGAAATCCAAGATAGATGACTGGGTTCAGCACTTCAAAGAATATTACCCAAGTGACCGTGTGATGAACCTGACCAAGAAAAGTGAAGCAATCAATTTCAGGACACTTGTTGATACCAAAGAATTATATAACAAGGATGTTCAGATTATAGGCGTTATCAACTATGAAACTGCTTTCCGGCGGGATTGGTTGCTGAAACTCAAAGGGTTCACACTGATGCTTGATGAAAGTTCACTGATAACCAATGAAACAGCACAACGGTCAAAGTTCATTCTGAAAATGCAGCCGGAAAGCGTGATTTTATTATCAGGAACACCAACAGCCGGAAAGTATGAAAGGTTGTGGTCACAGGTTCAGTTGCTTGGGTGGAACATTACAAAAAAGGCATTTTGGTCATCATACGTTCAGACTGAATGGGTTGAAAACGGTGATGGGTACAAGAATGAAGTGATAACCGGGTACAAGCACACGGGACACCTGAAAAAGAAACTTGCAGATCACGGCTGCATCTTTATGAAAACCGCTGATGTGATTGAACTGCCGGAACAGACTGAACAGAAGATATTCTTTAAGGTGACACAGGCATACAAGTATTTTATCAAAAACAGTTACATCATGCTTGATACCCTGAATATGTGCAAGTTCAAAGATGATTCAGATTATTACGGCACGGATGTGACACCACGGGTTGAACTGGTCGGTGACAACAGCCTGACCAAGATGCTATATGCCCGGCAGTTGTGCGGGCAGTGGCACAAGGAAAAACTGGAAGGTTTGCGGGACTTGGTTGAATCAACAGAAGATAGGCTGATTATATTCTACAACTTTACCGCAGAACTTGAAGCAATGCAGAAAAAACTTGCTGATCTAAACAGACCCTATTCAGTTGTGAATGGGTCAAAGAAGGACTTGACCGCATACGATCAGGCAGATGATTCAATCACATTCATACAGTATCAAGCCGGGGCAATGGGTGGTAATTATCAGAAAGCAAACAAGGTTATTTATTTCACCTTGCCACTTGGAAAAGGGTCATGTGATATATGGGAACAGTCAAAAAAGCGTATTCACCGCATAGGACAAGCCAAACCGTGCTTTTACTATTACTTACTGGTGAAGGGTACGGTTGAAGAAAAGAACCTTGCAGCATTGAAGGAAGGAAAGGAACTGACAGATGAATTATTCAAAAATACTTAACTGGATATTTGGAATCATGGCATTTATCGGTGTATTCCTGATAATTGGTGCAGTCGGTGCATCTGACTATGCGGTTGAAATGGGAATATATGAACCACTTACCGCACACCTGAAAGAATATATCATTGGTGCGATTCTGATGATTCCCGGAATCATTTATTTGAAAATCACGGAAAGGGGTGATGAAACATGAACTATTCAAAGAACCTTAGAAAGTCCGCAATGGCAAAGCGGGTCTTGATCTTGCTTGGTGTTGCCTTTTGTGTTGGGTTAGCTGTTGGGGGTGTGTCTGTATATGCCCTGAAAACTCATATAACCGCCAAGGACAAAGATAAATCAATAGAACGCACACTTGAACGGGATAATACAGAAACCCTTGTATATGGGGCGTATGATGACAGAACATTCACACAGGAAATTTCCCTTGACTGGGGTGCGGGTGATTTAGATTTCACACCGCTTGACTGCAAGATGCCGGAAGAACAACAGGAATTTACATATTACCTTTGTACCGGGTACAACATTGATTTTACCCTTGTTATGGCACTGATTCAGAATGAAAGCAGTTTTGACCCGGCGGTCATCAGCAAAACCAATGATTACGGTTATATGCAGATCAATCAGATCAATCATCAGTGGTTGACAGATACCCTTGGTGTTACGGATTTTACAGACCCGTATCAGAACATCAGGGCGGGCGTGTTCGTACTTAGAAAACTGTTTGAACGGTATCAAGATACCAATATGGTCTTGATGGCGTACAACATGGGTGAAGATGGTGCTGCCCGGTTATGGGAAAAGGGTATTTATTCCACAGACTACACAGAAAAGATTCTGAACTATCAGATGCGATTCAATGAACAGTTGGGTGGTGATTGACTTGGGACAGAAATGGAAAGTTGTTGACGGTCATCCAAACTATGAGGTCAGCAGAATGGGACAGGTCAGAAACATCCGAACAGGTAACATACTTGCACCGTATGATGATGGAAGTGGTTATTTGCGGGTGAAATTGGATGGTGAAAATTGTAGACTTCACATATTAGTTGCAGTTGCACACGTTCCAAACCCTGACCCTGAAACAAAAAACATTGTAAATCATAAGCGGGGTAAAAAGCACGATTGCAGAGCGTCACAACTTGAATGGGTCACACAGGCTGAAAATATTCAACACGCTTGGGACACTGGACTATGTAAACGTAAGGGAAGGAAGGTCAATCATGGCAGCAGAAAAGAATTTTGAAAACAAAGTCAAGAAGTTCCTGAAGGACAAGGGTGCTTGGGTGCTGAAATACTGGGGCGGTGCTGCTTATACAAAAAGCGGTATTCCTGACCTGTTGGTTTGTTCAGACGGGCGTTTCCTTGGCATTGAAGTCAAAGCACCAAACGGTGAACCGTCACTATTGCAGTTGGTCAACCTCAAAAAAATCAGAGAATCAGGCGGGTATGGAATTTTGTTGTACCCCAAGGATTTTGAACAGTTCAAAATGTTCATTGCAAAAAAATCAGAACTTAACGCTTGGTATCTTTCCAACATTGAAGATCAGAAGCGTTGGGAAATAAAATTATCAAAATAAGGAGTGAAAGAGCATGGCAGCAAAAAAGAAAGCAGATGCAGCGGTTGAGAATACCGCAGAAGTAACACAGGAAACAACTGAACAGGTTCAGGACACAGTTGAACAGATGACAGAGGACAACAAGAAGGAACTTGACAACAAGAAGTTTGTGGTTGACCACTTACTTTCAACCAAGCGTGAAGGAATGGAAGATCTGATTGATTATATGGAACAGATTGGATTCTTTGAAGCACCTTGCAGTGGTGGAAATCACCTTGCTTGTCAGTTCGGTCTTGTTCATCACAGCAGAAATGTAATGATGGCAGCAGAAAACATTGGTTATGCACTTCTTGGCAAAGTCAAGTATGCAGAAATTCGTGATTCAGTCATCATTGCAGCAGCGTTACATGATCTTGGTAAGTGCGGTGACTTTGGTAAGCAGATGTATGTGCCTAACATGATTAAGGACGGCAGACCCACCAAGACAGAGCCGGAACAGAAATATAAACAGTCTGAAAGCAAGCCTTTCAAGCGTAACCCGGCACTTCTTCCACTTGACCATGCAACCCGCAGCATCAAGTTAGCAACCCTTTTCATTGACCTGACGGAAGATGAAGAATTTGCGATCAGATACCATGATGGTCTGTATGAATCAGCAAACTATGCAGTGAAGGGAAATGAAACGGCACTGTACTTGATTCTGCACTATGCTGATTTATGGTCAAGCCGTATCACAGAAGGTAGCACTGATGAAGGTGGTGATGAATGATGGAAGATATTTCAAAGGCAATAGAACTTGCGATTGCAGCCTTCAAAGAAAAATTCGGTGAAGATGCCAAACTTGAAGAAGGTGATGAAGTTGTCTTTCAGTTGAATAATTGTGTGTTAATTATCAGCATTGAAGATAACACGATGAAACAGAAATTCATTGGTGGTCAACCTATTAAGATTGACCATACTTTGAAAATTTATGAAAGTGAGGAATAAAACAATGGTTAAATGAAAGACAGGGAAAAGTTTACAATCCCCGCCCGGTATATAACAGAAAGTTATTACGTTCAGTGATTCGTGCGGGAGTTCAGAAACAGTTTGGTCAGCATCATGTTTCTGCTAATATGGCGGGAAACTTTGAAAAAATCAGAAAGGAACGGGTGAAATAATATGGCACAGATGCTTTTGATTATGGGTGAATCAGGTACAGGAAAAAGTACCAGTATGAGAAATTGCAATCCGGCAACAACTGCCGTTGTGAACCCGGTCGGTAAACCGTTACCGTTCAAGGGTAAGTTCACAATGCTGAACAGTGAAGTTGAATCACGCAAGATTTGCAAATTTATGAAGGAACAGGTAGCAGCCGGGAAGAAGCTGATTGTTGTTGATGACTTCCAGTATATTCTTTCAGTTCCGTACATGAACCGTATCAAAGAAAACGGTTGGGATAAGTGGAATGACTTCGGTGCGAACTACTTTGAAATCATTGAGGTATGCAAGGAACTTCCTGATGATGTGGTTGTTGCTTATATGACCCACACAGAAACCCTTGAAAATGGTGTTACTACTATTAAGCTGATCGGAAAGTTACTTCGTGAGAAGATCACCATTGAAGGACTTTTCACCATTGTACTTAGAACAGGTGTGAATGAAGGAAAATATTACTTCTACACACAGAACAGTGGCAAGGACACCGTGAAGTCACCTATGGGAATGTTCCCGGCATACGCCATTGACAATGACCTGAATTATGTAGCTGATAAAATCCGCAACTTCTATGAAGTCGGTGAGTATAAGACAGATGCAGAAATGGGTCAGGCTGATGCACAGGCTGCATCCGATCTTGAAAAGCCGGATGCAAACGGTAGACGGGCAAGGGGTGGAAAAAAGACCACAGCCACAGCAACACCGCCTACTACAACAGAAGATGCAGCACCAAAGACAGGCAGAACCGCCCGCAAGACACATGATGAAGTGGTGGCTGAAAATAATCAGAAAATGGCTGATTATATGGCAGAGCGTGACAAGGCTATTGATGCGGTTGCTGATGGGCGTGAAGAAATCCCGTTTGATGAAGCGTGTGCAGCAGCGGATTCTGTACCGCAGCCGGAACTTGAAACACCGCCAAGAAGAACCCGCAAGGAAAGAAAGTCTGCTGAACAGTCTGAACCTGTTCAGGACGGTACAACAAATACTGATTCTGAATCTGTCACACTGGATGCAGACACATACTTCTATGTTCCGGCTGATGATAACTATGTGATGAAGCACAAGGGTGACACGGTTGACCTGATTGTTGACGGTGTTGAGGTTATGAAGGTCATCAGTAAGGAAGAATTTGGTGAAGGTGTGAAGCGTTTAGCACAGGCAGACAACCCTAAGCCGGAAAATCCTATTGATGGGGCAATGAACCCGCCGGAGAAGGGCAGACGAACAAGAAGAAGTGCAGCACAGGCACAGCCTGATAATGCAGATACAACAGCGGATGAAACCCCGGCAGTAGATGAACAGCCGACTGGCAGAACCCGCAGAGTAAGAAAAACACGCTAAGAAAGTGAGGTAAAAGAATATGAACAATCCTTTTGGTTTACCTGATGAACTGTTTGGTGCAATTACAGAAGGAATGAACACGGCAAGCAACCGTTCAATGAAGAACCCGCACCCGGTAGCACCTAAACAGGATGTACCGCCGGAAGATGGTGCAACTGCTGCAAAGAAAATCTATGATTCCTATGTAAAAGCAGGGTTCAATGAGATTCAGGCGTTTGAGTTGTTAAAGTTAGTATTAAGCAAATAAGAAAGGTTAAAAGGTGAAAAATTATGGCTATTGATTTCAGTGCATTTGATGAAAAGGTTGATTTACAGGAATTACAGAATGAGGTGCAGAACGCACCTGACAATGATTTTGCTGATGTGCCGGATGGTACATATATCATTAGTATTGAGAAGATGGAAATTAAGTTGACCAAGGCACAGGATAAGTTGATGTTTGCAGTTCAGGCAAAGATCAAGGAAGGTGAACAGGCAAACCGCATGATCTTCTTCAACCGTGTTATTTCCGGCAACAGTTCCGCAAAGTGGACGGACGGACAGGCAATCAAGTCTGTATGCACTTGGGTGAACAAGCTGATTGCAGAAGATGACACACCTGTTGAGTTCGTAAACTATGCAGATTTTGCAGATCAGATTCTTGATGTGTTCCAGTCTATTCAGGGTGCGATTGAAGTTGAGGTTGATTATAAGGCAGATGCTTTCAACCCTATCACAATCAAGGAAGTTTTTGACTGTTAAAAAATTTTGCTTGAGTGTGGATTGATAATCCACAATAATGTTATCAGGCGGTGGCGGGGTCACACCTTCCACCGCTATTTTCAGAAAGGGTGAATGTAGTGATATTTTATGACTTTGAGGTTTTCAAGGAAGATTGGCTTGCCGTTTTCATTGATGTGACCAAGAAAAAAGAATATGTGATAATCAATAACCCTGATGAATTAAAAGCCTTATATGAAGCTAATAGCAAGGATATATGGGTAGGTTATAACAACCGCCACTATGACCAGTACATTATGAAAGGTATTCTGTTGGGAATGAATCCCAAAAGAATCAATGACTGGATAATTGTTGAAAAAAAGGAAGGGTGGCAATTTTCATCAGCGTTCAACAAAGTTCCAATGATTAACTATGATGTTATGCCGAACCCCCCGGTTGGTTTGAAAACACTGGAAGGTTTTCTTGGCAGCAATATCAAGGAAACGGATGTTGATTTTAGAATAAACAGGAAATTGACCAAGGAAGAAATTGAAATGACGGTTTTTTACTGTCGGCATGATGTGGAAGAAACCATCAAAGTATTCCTTGAAAAAATAGATGAATTTAATGCAATGCACGGTATCATTCAGGCTTTCCCGGACATTGTGAACCTGTCTGATATAGGGGACAGTGAAGCAAGAATCACCGCAAAGGTGCTTGGGTGTTCCCGCAGATCATTTGAAGATGAATTTGATTTCTACTTCTTGCCGTGCTTGCAACTGAAAAAATATAAATATGTTCAGGACTGGTTTGAACAGAAAAGACAGGAAGCCTTGTCAATGGACTTGGCACACATGGATAAATACTCAAAACGTACATGGTACAAAGAACAGGGTCTTGAAACCGTGGTTGCGGGTATTCCTCATTCATTCGGTTTTGGCGGTGTTCATGGGGCAACAGCCACACCAATTCATAAGACCGGACAACTGCTGCACGTTGATGTAAACAATTACTACCCGTCAATGCTGATTGCTTGGGGACTGGTTACAAGGGCAGCAACCAATGACAATTACCCGTTGGTGTATAACACACGAAAAGCCATGAAGGAAAAACAGATTGCTGCAAAAAACGCCGGAAACAAGAAAGAAGTCAAGCGGTGGAAGAAAGCACAGTTGCCATATAAGAAGATGCTGAACGCCTTGTCAGGTGCAATGAAGGACGAAACCAATGCAGCGTATGACCCAAGAAATAATAACTGCATGTGCATCAATGGTCAGTTGATGTTGCTTGACCTGATTGAACACCTTGAAGTTGTACCGGGATTTGAACTGATTCAGTCCAACACGGACGGTCTTATTATTTGGATTCCTGACACAGATGAAGCCTTTGAAATGGTGGATGATATTTGTTGGGAGTGGGAACAGCGTTGTTCCACAGATCAGTGTTCAATTCTTCTTGAACTGGATAACATCAGTGAAATCTATCAGAAGGATGTGAACAATTACCTTTGGGTTGGTATTGACGGTGGGGTTGAAAGAATCGGTGCTTATGTGAAGGAACTTTCAGCGGTTGACAATGATCTGCCAATCCTGAATAAAGCACTGGTTGACTACATGGTCAAGAAAACCCCGGTTGAACAGACCATCAATCAGTGTGATGACCTGATTATGTTTCAGAAGATTGTCAAGTTATCAGACAAGTATGATTGGGTAGAACATGAGCATTGCACCCCGCTTGTCAGTCATATAGGCAAAAGAACAATCAAGACGGTATATGAATACCCTGACAAGGACAAATACACATATAAGTCATACAGGGTGTTTGCATCTAACGATCAGAAGGACGGAAGATTGCTGAAACGTAAACAGGTGAAAGCAAAGGGTGAAAAATTTGGTAATACACCTGACCACTGTTTCATTTTCAATGATTCAGTTGTTGGGGTAAAAACACCGCCTGAACTTGATAGGCAGTGGTACATAGATTTAGCAAAGAAACGCTTGAAACAATTTGGTGTTGTAGCGTAACACCGGGAAGGAAGGTTTTTATGGATTTAGAAATCAGATATGAAAATGGTTCAATGACTGTTCATCTTGAAGAATTTTTGAATATCCGCAGCATTACCAAAGTCAGGAAACTGCTGAAACTTATCAGAAGCAGTTTCAATCCGGAATGTGAACAGCAGATTAAAGAATTTGTTCAGGAACAGACTGAACAGTTTGAACAGGTTCAGAAGGAACACAGTATTTACATTGAAGGGTACACGCAAAAGGTCAAGTATGCAGAACAGCAGATCAGGCAGACAAAGCACTGTATTTCACAGATTCAGACGGGTGTTAAAAATTCGCAGCTTCTCCGGGATTCACACAGGAAGAACACAAAAGTTTGGAAGGATCGCAATGCTGATGTAAAAAAGTACAGGGAACGCCTGAAAGAACCAAGAAACACATTGAAGGAACAGAAGAAAGAACTGAAAGAGTTGAAATTTTTGTTGCGATCAAGGCAGCAGTCTTTTGACCGTAACATCAGGAATAAGGATTTTTATAAAAAGGTGTTAGAAAACATCACATAAGGTAGGTGATAAAAGATGCTTTACAAAGGTTATGTTGAAACCAAAGGCAAGGCAAGCATTGAAAAACTGAAAAACAGAACCACATGGAAAACCTATGATGAAGTGAAAAACCTGAACGGGTTCGGCGGGGTTTTGGCTGATGACACCATCCTTATTGACATTGATGATTCTGACCAATCTGAAATTCTGATGAACATTGTGGAAGAACTGCAACTTGACTGTAAAGTCCTTTGTACCAGTAGGGGAAAACACTTTCTTTTCAAGAATCATACTATTGCAAGGAACAGGACACACGTTCAGTTGGCGGTTGGTCTTACTGCTGATATAAAAGTCGGCAGTAAGTTATCCTATGAGGTTATCAAGATTGACGGTGAAGAAAGGTTTTGTGAATGGGACATTGAAGAAGGTGGAAAGTATCAGGAAGTTCCCAAGTGGTTGTTCCCGGTCAAGGCAACCGCAGACTTTGTTGATATGGATGCCGGGGACGGAAGGAATCAGGCACTTTTCAATTACATCCTGACCCTGACTGCAAATGATTTCACGGTTGAAGAAACCCGTGAGTGCATCCGCATCCTGAACAAGTTTGTTCTGAAACAACCGCTGTCAGATGATGAACTGGAAGTGATCTTGCGTGATGATGCTTTTCAAAAACCTGTTTTTTTCCTTGGTAGCACATTCCTGTTTGACAAGTTTGCAGTGTTTATGAAGAACACGGCACACGTCATCAAAATCAACGGGCAGTTGCATATATACAAAGATGGTGTGTATTTCAATGGGTATAAAGAAATTGAATCAAACATGATTCAGCACATCCCCAACCTGAAAAAGATGCAACGCCGGGAAGTTCTTGATTACATGGAATTGATCGTTGATGAAAAAGAACAGTCAGATGCAAACCTGATTGCTTTCAACAACGGTGTATATGACCTTGTGACCGGGGAACTGAAACCATTCAGCACGGACATTGTTATTACCAACAAGATCCCTTGGGACTACAAGCCGGATGCCTATTCTGAACTGGCAGACAGTACATTGAACAAGTTGGCGTGTGGTGATGCAGCAATCAGGGCGTTGTTGGAAGAATGTATTGGTTACTGCTTTTACAGAAGAAATGAGTTAGGCAAGGCGTTCATCCTGACAGGTGACAAGTCCAACGGTAAAAGTACATTTTTGGATTGTGTCAAAGCAATCCTTGGTGATCGGAATATTTCAGCACTTGACCTGAAAGAACTGGGGGACAGATTCAATACTTCAATGATGTTCGGCAAACTGGCAAACATTGGTGATGATATTGGTGATGATTTCCTTCAAGGTTCACAGGTCAGCGTGTTCAAGAAAATAGTAACAGGTAACCGCATCAAGGCAGAACGCAAAGGACAAGACCCGTTTGAGTTCAACCCGTTCATCAAACTGTTATTCAGTGCCAATGATATTCCCCGTATGAAGGACAAGACTGGGGCGGTACTTAGGCGTTTGGTTATCATCCCATTCAATGCCACATTCAGCAAGGACGCACCTGATTATAAACCGTTTATTAAATATGAACTGACACAGCAAGAACCCATTGAATACTTCATCAGGCTTGGCGTGGAAGGACTGAAAAGAATTATCATCAATGACGGATTCACCAAGTCAGACAAGGTTCAGAACCAGTTGACAGAGTATGAAGAAGAAAACAACCCTATCCTTGCATTTATCAATGACACCGGGGTTGACATGATAGAAAATGAACCAACCGCTGATGTGTATAAGCGGTATCAGGTTTTTTGTGCAGACAATGCAATGCAGCCAATGTCAAATATTGTATTCAGTAAGCAGATCAATAAAAGGCTTGGGTTCAGAGTAATTCAGAAAAAAGTGAACAATAAAAATTGTAAGATATTTGTTTCATAGCAGAAAGGCAGGTGATTGAATGTGTCAGAAAAACTGCAAATATTGGAACTTTTTGGTGGCATAGGGTCACCAAGGGTTGCCCTTAGAAACATAGGTGTTTCAGTAAAATCTATTGATTATGTGGAAATTGATGAAAAGGCTGTCAGGTCATACAATGCAATGTTTGAACAAGAATCAGCATATACACCGCAGACAGTAGTAGGGTGGAATCTTCAACCTGATATTCTAATTCACGGGTCACCATGTCAGGATTTCAGCATTGCGGGGCATCAGGGAAAAGCAACGGCAGCAGACGGAAGAATAAACAAAGGAAAAGGTGCTGATGAAGGTTCAGGGACAAGATCATCCCTGATGTGGGAAACGGTACATATTATTGAACAGATGGGTGAGTGGAAACCAACTGTTGTGATATGGGAAAACGTAAAAAATGTTTTATCAAAGCACATGGTTCACAACTTCAACCGTTACCTGTCATATATGGAAAAGTTGGGTTATTCCAATAATTACAAAGTGTTAGACTGCCGTGATTATGGAATACCACAGGCACGGGAACGGTGTTTCACAGTATCAATTCTTGGTGACAATGCTTTTGATTTTGAACTGATGGAAAAAAGACCCATGAAGAACATTTCAAATTTTCTTGAATACGGTGATGTTCCTGATTGCTACTTGGTGACACAGCCAAGTGTTTATTCAGTAATTGGTAAGAAAGGAATCAGAAGGGCAACCATAATCAAAGATTATGTAAATACTATTACCACAAGACAGGATAGGACACCCGCACAGGTCATTGATCTTGGTGGTGGAAAATACAGATATTTGACAGAACTGGAATGTTGGCGGTTGATGGGGTATTCGGATGATGATTTTTATGCAGCAGAAGCAACTTGCAGAGTTGAACCGGGAAAAATGAACAGAACCTTATATCATCAGGCGGGTAATTCCATACCTGTACCGATATTTGAAAGTATGTTCAGTGCAATGCTGAACAGTGGGATTATAAGAAAGGAAGGTATCAATTAGTGAAAGGTGGAAGAAATACAGAAGGTTATGCAGACCCAACGACAACTATTGCGGTTGGTAGAGTTGCAAAGGAAGAACGTGAACAGATTGAATGTGAAGCAGCAGACAAACGTGCCTATGATCTGATTAAGGTTTTGAAGTACATCATCAAAGGTGCGGGGTTTGAACTGACTGAACGTGTTCAGGTAAAAGATACCAAGACGGGAAGGGTTTACAGATGAATGAAATATTTACAGATACATTTGATAGGTGGACATGGTTTCCACAAATGAAACCTTGGGAACTGGAAGTAATGAGTTCCAACAAAAAGGTTCAGAGAATGAAAGACAGGCAAGATAGAAAGGTGAGGTTAAGAAATTATGGAAAATAAGATTTTGGAATTATTGGAACGAAAGGGCAGTGTATCAATGAATGATGATATTTTCCCATTGGTGGAAAAAGAATTTGAAGGTCAGGTGATTGGTACAGAACTTTATGAACTTGCACACCAATACATATCACAGTTGTTGTATGGGGTGCATACTGCCGGGATTGCCGTGATTGCAGTTCCTAAGTTTGCAGCGGGTCAGCAGTTTGGTCAGATGGTTGTTGCTGATGTGATTTATACAAAGGTGAATGATACACCGTATGATTTTATGCAGTAGTTGCGGTTGGTAACTGTTGGTAACGGTTCACGGTAACTGTTGAAAGTCTTTATTTATGCGGTTTGTAACGGTAGTAACGGTTAAATGTAATTTTCTTATTATTTTTATATAAGTATTTTTTATGTATTTATAAAAAGTAAAAATATAGAGTATAAGGGTTTAACCGTTACCGTTACCAACCGTTACCGTCAGTATTTACAAGGCTTTCAAGGTATTTTTTGCCAATTTTCAACCGTTACCCAACCGATACCAAGGAAAGGATAGGTGAAAGTGATGAATAATAAGAAATTGACTGCACGGCGGTACTTAGAGCAGATACAGGAATTTGATATTTATATCAATCAGGACTTAGAACGCCTTGAAGAAATGAAAGTCAATGCTTGCAGTACAGGGGCAATAGATTATTCTGCTGAAAGAGTGCAGACAAGTCCGTCAGGTGATACACTTTGCAAACAGGTAACAAATTATGTTGCTTTCAATGATAAAATCAATGCAGAAATTGACAGTTTTGCAGATGCTAAAGAACAGATCATCAAAGAAATCAGAGGTTTGCGTGATAAAAATTATGTTCAGGTGTTGTATAAAGTGTATGTTCAGTACAAGACAGTGAAACAGGCATCAAAGGAAATGAAAAAGTGCTATAATTACACGGTTGAACTGCATAACAAGGCACTTGCAGCGTTTGAAAAAACTTATCAAAACTTACATTATTTGATGTAATCGGTTATAATCTGACGATTGACAAACGGGTACAAGATAATTATGATAAACTTGCAAAAACTGGGTTGCAGATAATTCTTATGAATTATCTGCAATTTATTTTTTACTGCCGATATTTGCACCCTGAAATGTAATGTTTCAGGGATTTTTTATTGCAAAAATACATGAAAGGGGTGTTGTTTGATGGCAAAAACGGCAAAATTAACTGAAAAACAGCAGCGTTTTGTTGAAGAATACCTGATTGACCTGAACGCAACACAAGCAGCCATTCGTGCGGGTTATTCGGCAAAAACAGCAGATCAGCAAGGTTCAAGGATGTTGGCAAATGTCAAGGTTCAACAGGCAATTAGTGTTGCAATGGCAGAACGCAGCAAAAGAACAGGAATCAATCAGGACAGGGTTGTTTTAGAACTTGCCCGCATTGCTTTTGTGAAGATGACAGACCTTGTTGATAGTCACGGAAGAATCAAAGACAATGCAACTGATGATGACCTTGCCTGTATTGAATCCGTGAAATATAAACAGTCTGAATCAGAAACCGGGTCAAGTGTTGAAAGGGAAGTGAAGATTTCACCAAAGCTGAAAGCACTTGAATTACTTGGTAAGCATTTGGGTATGTGGAATGACAAGATTGATGTGAATATCACACAGCCTATTGTTATCACTGGTGAAGATGCCCTTGAAGATTAGGCGGTGATTGCCTATGGTAAAGAACCGCATTTCTTCACAATATGTTTTTGGGTATCAGAAATTTATCCTGTACCCGGAAGATTACAAGACTACAAAGTCCGGCAAGAAGAAAGTGCTGCTGCCTGAACTGGTTGGTAAGGGTTACGGTACTTTTTGGCGTTGGAAAGGTAGATATAGGGTATGCAAGGGTAGCCGTGCATCCAAGAAATCAAAAACAACTGCCCTTTGGTACATCACCAATATGATGAAGTACCCACAGGCAAATACCCTTGTGGTCAGAAAGACTTTCAGAACCCTGAAAGATTCCTGTTTCACAGAATTGAAGTGGGCGATTCACCGCCTTGGTGTTGATGCCTTTTGGGAAATCAAAGAATCACCACTTGAAATGACCTACAAGCCGACAGGTCAAAAGATTTATTTCAGGGGACTGGATGACCCCCTGAAAGTAACATCAATAACCGTTGATATTGGTTGCTTGTGTTGGATGTGGATTGAAGAAGCGTATGAAATCAGTTCAGAAGATGATTTCAATATGCTTGATGAATCAATCCGTGGTGCTGTTCCTGACGGTTCAGGACTGTTCAAGCAAATAACCCTTACACTGAACCCGTGGAATGAACACCACTGGATAAAGAAGCGGTTTTTTGATAACACGGATGATGAAACCCTTGCAATGACCACCAATTATAAGTGCAATGAATGGTTGGATAAGGCAGACTTGAAAGTCTTTGAAACCATGAAGAAGCAGAACCCAAGGCGTTACAAAGTGGCGGGTCTTGGTGATTGGGGTATTGTAGACGGTCTTGTCTATGAAAATTGGGAAGAAAAGGCGTTCAGTGTTGATGAAGTCAAGAAGATTGCCGGGGTCAAGTCTGTATTCGGTCTTGACTTTGGTTATACAAATGACCCGTCAGCACTGTTTTGTGGTCTGATAGATCAGTCAAGCAAGACTATTTGGGTCTTTGATGAAATGTATCAGCCGGGCATGAGTAATGAAGCTATTGCCGAACAGGTTCAAAGGATGGGATATGTGAAAGAGAAGATCACAGCCGATTCAGCCGAACCAAAGAGCATTGACCGCTTGCGTGAACTTGGTCTGAAAGGAATCAGGAAAGCAAGGAAGGGCAAGGACAGCATCAACAACGGCATTGACTTCATACAGGACTATCACATTATCATTCATCCCCGTTGCGTGAATTTCATCACAGAGATCAGCAACTATCAGTGGGATAAGGATGCCAAGACGGGCAAGAAACTGAACCGCCCTATTGATGATTTCAACCACCTGATGGATGCAATGCGTTATGCGATTGAACAGATGGCAAAAGGTGATGCCTTTAGTTTTGATTAAGCAATTACCGGGTAGAATACACGGCATCAGCAACCGTTCTTTTGGACGGTAGGAAACGGTTGTCAAATGCTTACTCCGGGGCGGTTGCAACAGGTGACCGCCTATGATGCCTGTATAACTACTTTTTGAATAAAAGGAACAAATTAGTAACACATACCCTTGGAAACATAGTGTTTTCAGGGGTTTTGATTTTATTATGCAATGAAAGGGGTGAATTGAACCGTGTTCAGTTCCTTAATAAACACACTGACATTGAAGGTTTCCAACTTTATACTGGACGGTGCAAGGTCAAGGATGACTGACAAGGAATTTCTTGAAAAAGAAATTATGAAATGGAAAACGTCACCCCACCGCATCATGCAGATTAAGGGTTCACTGTACTATGACAATGAACATGATATTTTGAAGCGGAAACGTACAATGATAGGTGAGGATGGCAAGTTACAGGTTGTTGAGAACTTACCAAACAACAGGGTCATTGATAACCAATATGCAAAAATGGTCAATCAGAAAGCAAATTATCTGTTTGGTCAGCCTTTTGCAGTAAGTGGTGAGAATGACCAGTATGTTGAACTGCTGAAAAAAGTGTTTAATAAGCGGTTTATGAAAACCATAAAAAACAGCGGTAAAGCAGCATACAACGGGGGAATCTGTTGGTTATATCCGTATTATGACAATGAAGGTCATTTCACTTTCAGGTTGTTCCCCGGCTATGAGATTTTGCCGTTTTGGAAAGACAACGATCATACAATACTTGACTTTGCAGTCAGGCTTTACTTGGTGATTGGGTATGAGGGAACAACCCCAACTGTCATTGAAAAGGTTGAAGTGTATGATGTTGATGGTGTTCACAGGTTCATTCTTGACCACGGCACACTTATCCCTGATCTGACAAACAACGGTGAAGCTGACTGTTACCATGTTACCATGACGGATGCAACCGGGAAAGTGACGGGGTTCAACTGGCAGCGTGTCCCCCTGATTCCATTGAAAGCCAATGAACAGGAAACACCACTGCTGAAAAGGGTCAAGTCTTTACAGGACGGTATCAATGTGATGCTGTCCGACTTTGAAAACAATATGCAAGAAGATGCCCGGAACACTATTTTGGTATTGAAGAACTATGACGGTACTAATTTGGGTGAGTTCAGAAAGAACCTTGCAACATATGGTGCAGTAAAGGTCAGATATGATGGTGACACTAAGGGTGGGGTTGAAACCCTTGAAATCACAGTCAATGCGGATAACTATAAGGCTATTGTGGAAATCTTCAAGAAAGCCTTGATTGAGAACGCAATGGGTTATGATGCCAAGGATGACAGACTTTCCGGCAACCCTAATCAGATGAACATTCAGTCAATGTATTCTGATATTGATATTGATGCAAACGACACAGAAACAGAATATCAGGCAGCCTTTGAAGAAATCCTTTGGTTTGTGAATTGCCATTTTGCCAATACAGGACAGGGGAACTTTGAAGGTGAAGAAGTAGACATCATATTCAACCGTGACATTCTTATCAATGAATCAGAAGCCATTGATAACTGTCAGAAATCTGTTGGTATTCTTTCTGATGAAACAATTATCAGTCAGCATCCTTGGGTAGATGACCCACAGGCAGAACTTGAACGCCTGAAAAAGCAGAAGGAAGAAGAACAGAAAGAAATGCTTGCACAGTATGACCCGTTTGGTACACAGAATGATGACCCTGACAACAAAGGTGACCCAAACAAGGGAAGTCAGGGCGGTGAAGTAGATGAATAACGGTGAATACTGGCAGAAGCGTTTTGAACTGCTTGAACAGGCTGCACACCAACAGGGGGTTCAGTGCTATGCGGATATTGAAAAACAATACCGACAGGCACAGAAGCAACTTGAAGGTCAGATTGCTGCATGGTATCAGCGTTTTGCATCTAACAACGGGGTAACCCTTGCAGAAGCAAAGCGGATGTTGAACGCAAAGGAACTTGCTGAACTGAAATGGGATGTGAACCAGTACATTCAGTACGGTCAGGAAAATGCGATCAACGGCACTTGGGTCAAGCAGCTTGAAAACGCATCTGCAAGATTCCATATCAGCAGACTTGAAGCCTTGAAGTTGCAGACCCAACAGAGCATTGAAGTCATGTTTGGAAACCAACTTGACAGCATTGACAGCACAATGCGGAATGTTTACAAGTCCGGCTATTATCACACAGCCTATGAGATTCAGAAGGGTGTGGGTGTTGGTTGGGACTTTTCCGCACTGGATGACAAGCAGATCAGCAAGGTCATCAACAAGCCTTGGGCGGTTGACGGCAAGAATTTCAGTGAAAGGATATGGGGCAACCGTCAGAAGTTGGTCAATGAATTGAACAACAACTTGACACAGAACATCATCTTGGGAAAAGACCCGCAGAAAGCCATTGATGAAATTGCCCGGAAGATGAACACTTCCAAGACCAACGCCGGGCGGTTGGTAATGACAGAAGAAGCCTTTTTCAGTTCCGCAGCACAGAAGGATTGTTTTGATGAACTTGATGTTGAACAATTTGAGATTGTGGCAACACTGGATTCCCACACTTCGGATATATGCCGGGGTATGGATGGCAAGCATTTCCCTATGTCTGAATGGAAGGTTGGTGTGACTGCACCGCCGTTTCATGTTCATTGCAGAAGTACCACAGTACCATATTTTGATGATGAATTTGATGCTGTCGGTGAACGTGCTGCACGGGATGAAGAAACAGGCAAGACCTACTTTGTACCGGGCAATATGACCTATAAGGAATGGGAAAAGTCATTTGTCAACGGTGGTGATAAGTCAGGTTTGCAAGAAGCATCACCTGATGATACAATCAAAGCAAAGGAAGAAATCAAACAGGTTGCGGAAGAATTAAAGATTGACAATTTCCCGGATGTTTTCAAGGCAAAAGGTGAATTGAAAAATACACAAGCACTTGTGGACTATATAAACGGGTTGGAAGGTGCAGATGCAAATGTGGTTGCACTGTATAATAGCATGGCAAAATTGGAAACCATAGAAAACAATGGTATTCCGTTCAAAATATCACACGGTAAGAATCATGCTGTTTCAACTTCAACATATACATTGACCGGGAATTTGACTGATGTAAAATTGACTATTCCAAAATTACAAGGTGAAAATCTTGCCGGACAGGTAAACACCACATTGCATGAAGAAATGCACCTGATGGATTTGTACGGTAGAAAAGACCCGTCAAAAAGTGGTAATTGGTTCAGCACAAGCAGAACAGCACTGATGGATGTATTCAAAAGTACATCAGATTCAATCAGTGATGAAGTTGCAGACCTATTTGCTGAACATAAAAAAGAGTATAGAAGGGTTCGGGATGAAGTAAATGCAAAATATCAGAATTTGATTTCTGAACTGAATAATTCAGTGATGGATAAAACCTTCCAAGGTTCACTTGCTGATTATAAGAAACAGTACAATAAACTGGTATCAGCCATGAATGATGAACGTGATTATATGGCAAGAAACATCATGGGTGGTGGAATAGGAAATCTTGAAGATATTTATGATGCACTGTCAGGTGGTGTATTCAGAGATAAAGGAACAGTCATGTATGGTCATGGGTCATATTATTACAGAAGCCAAGAAAGCCGGGTGCATGAAACAATAGCAAATTACGCAGCATTGAGCATAACAAGACCTGATTTGATTGAACTGCTGAAAGCAGATAAGCCGGATTTGGTTGCAGAATTGGATGCGACTATTGTTGAACTTTTGAAGAAAGTGGGTGATGGATGATGAAAAATGAATTGATTGAAAAAAGCATAAAAGTCAGACAGTTGTTTTCAGAAGTCGATTTCCCACCTACAATGATACAATTTTTTGATTTAGACAGTGATGAACTACTGGATGAAAAGATTAGAGTGTTGACGGCGTTAAAAGATGGAAAGCAGATTGCAGATATTCCAAACTTTTATGATATTTTGGAATTATACCCCAAAAACGGGGAACATTGGGACTAAAAGCACGGCTATTTGACCGTGCTTTTTTCATACCTTAACAAGTTATCAATAGACCTGTAATAATTGTTATATGACGGTTATATGAGGTCAGAAAGGGGGATAAAAGGCACATGAAAACGTACACAATGAGAAAGGCATGGTGATCCTGATTATCTCCCGGCTACTGGGTCAAGTAGCATATAGAAAAGGCATCCGGCAGCGGGTGTCTTTTTTCTTGCGGGTTGTCAAGCGTAAACCGAACAAAACCAATCAATCATGTGGGAGTAACCCCGTATAAAAACGTATTTGAAAGGATGGTATAGAAATGACAAGAAAACAGTTAGAGGATTTAGGACTTACCAAGGAACAGGTTGATTCAGTAATGAAAATCAATGGTGATGACATTGAGAACGCAAAGGGTACTGCTTCAACAGAAATCAAGAACTTGCAGACAGAAGTTGAAGGACTGAAAACACAAGTCGGTGACCGTGACAAGCAGTTAGAAACCCTGAAAGCATCTGCCGGGGACAACGCCGATCTGAAAAAGAAGATTGAGGAGTTGCAGACCGAAAACGCCACAGCTAAGGCAAGCCATGAATCTGAACTGAACCAGTTGAAAATTGATTTTGCTGTTGAAAAAGCACTGACAGGTGCAAAGGCAAAGAACATCACCGCAGTTAAGGCACTTTTAGACCTGAAGGATGCCAAGTTTGACAAGGAAGGAAATGTCAAGGGATTAGCTGAACAGATCGAAAAACTGACCAGTGATGAAGGTACTAAGTTCCTGTTTGAAGCACAGAAACAGCAGCAGAATTTCAAAGGTTTTCAGCCGGGGGCATCCGCACAGCAGAAACCGGGTGCAGAAGTTGACACTTCAAAAATGAACTATGATGAATTATGTGCCTATTTAGCAGAAAATCCTGATGCTAACTTAGGTGAGTAAAAGAAAGGACAGGTGAAAATTTATGCCAAACGATAAGTTTGATTCTAAAAGTTTTAACCCACAGGCTTTCAAGTATATGGTTGGTAGAGTGCCGAACCTTCATATGCATGAGATCAAGAAGTCAAAAGCACTGGCGGGTAACCCTGACATTAAGGCAACCCTTGGTGGTAGTCAGGGCGGTACAGGTTACGCAAGAATTGCAATGCGTGGTCTGTTAGATGGTGATGCAGTCAATTATGACGGTCAGACTGATATTACTGCAACCAGTACCAAGACCTTTGAACAGGGTGTTGTTGCTGTTGGTCGTGCTAAAGCATGGCTTGAAAAAGATTTTTCCTATGACATTACAGGCGGTATTGATTTCATGCAGAATATCGCAGATCAGGTTGGTGAGTATTGGGACGGTGTAGATCAGGACACTATTATTGCAATTCTTGATGGTGTATTTTCTATGACTGGAACAAAGAACAAAGAATTTGTTGATGCTCACACCTATGATGTAACAGAGAAGGTTGACGGTAAAATGTCTGCAACTACTCTGAACAGTGCAACCAATAAGGCGTGTGGTGCTAACAAGAAGAAGTTCACACTGGTGTTCATGCACAGTGATGTTGCAACGAACCTTGAAAACCTGAACCTTGTAGCACACCTGAAATACACTGATTCACAGGGTATGCAGCGTGAACTTGATCTTTACACTTGGAACGGTAAGTTGGTAGTCATTGATGACGATATGCCGACTACTGAACAGGAAGGTTTCTATATCAAGGCAAAGTCAGCTGATGAAGGTGCTTTACAGGTTGTTGCTAACAGTGCAACACCTACTGCAAAGCAGATCAAACTTGAATCTGTCACACCTGTTGCAGACAGTTATGAAACACCAAAAGAAGGTGATTATGTTGTGTATGTTGATGCTTTCACAGAGTACACAACTTATGTACTTGGTAATGGTTCAATCAGTTATGAGGATTTAGGGGTAAAAGTACCTTATGAAATGAATCGTAACCCTGAAAAGAATGGTGGTCAGGACACACTTTATACAAGACAGAGAAAGGTTTTTGCACCTTTTGGTATTTCTTATGAGAAGAAGTCACAGGCTACATTATCCCCTACCAATGAGGAATTAAAGAAGGGTGAGAACTGGACACTGGTACATTCCGGGGAAACTACGGAAAGCAAGCGTTCATATATCAACCATAAGGCAGTACCTATTGCCCGTATCATTTCCCGTGGATAATTTCTGATCTGAAAGGGTGGTTGCAATGTTTGATACTGATACAGTAAAAGAACGGTTGAAATCATTCGGTTATGAGGTCAAGGCAGATGATGAATTTGCCTTGACCTTTTGCGTTGAGAAAGTACGTAGCACAATCAAGAATGAAATCAACTGGAATGATGTGCCGGAAGGACTGGAACACATTGCCGTTGATATGGCGGTGGGTGAATTTCTTCTTTCCAAGAAAACCTTTGCACCTGATGACCTTACCGGGTTTGATTTAGAATATGCTGTCAAGCAGATTCAGACAGGGGACACCAACACGGTCTTTGCGACTGGTGAAGGTTCAATGACCCCTGAACAAAGACTGACTTCTTTCATCAATTACCTTTTATCCTATGGAAAGACTGAATTTAATTCATTCAGGCGTATCAGATGGTAAAGCAGATTCAGGCAGCACAAAAGGCTGCAAGGAAAGCCATTGAAGCAACCTATTTTGGTACTTTGACGGTGACAGAACTGCAAAAGGTAAAAAATGAGAAGTCAAAACTTATGGAAGAATCAGAGGTTGTAGTCTTACAAGACCAACCGTGCAGATTATCTTTTGAAAAACTGCAAACAGCAATTCAGTCAGAATCAGCAGCAACGATCACGCAAAGCACAAAGTTATTTGTTTCCCCGGATGTAACCATCAAAGCGGGGTCAAAACTGACAGTAACACAGGACAATGTGACCACGGATTACACCCGCAGCGGTGTCCCTTCCACATATCCAACGCATCAGGAAATTACACTTGAACTGTTCAAGGAATATGCGTAAATGGGTAGAATGGGAAGATTTGACTGCAAAGGTCTGAAAGACTTTCAGCAGCAGTTGGGAAAGTTGCAAAATCCTGATGACTTTGTGGAATCGTGTGCAAAAGAACTTGCTGCCCGGTTGCTTCGCATGGTGGTAAAAAGAACACCTGTCGGACAGTACCCGGCAAGTTCAGGAAAAAAGGGCGGTACATTAAGGCGTGGTTGGACTGGTGAAAAACGTGCATCAGCACAAGGGTATGCAGACAGCCTGACGGTGAACCATTTTGGTGACACCTATGTCATTGAAATTGTGAACCCGGTTGAATATGCATCCTATGTTGAGTACGGACACAGGACAGCCAATCATTCAGGATGGGTCAAAGGTCAGTTTATGATGACCATATCTGAACAGGAATTACAGAAAATTGCCCCAAAGGTGCTTGAAAACAAAATCAAGAAATATTTAGGGGGACTTGGTAAATGATAAATTCAATAGTTGAAGCAATCAGTTGTTCCCTGAACAAAGAATTTGGGGATGATTATGAAATCCACAATGAAGAAATTAAGCAAGGTTTGAAAGAGCCTTGTTTTTTTATTGCTTGCTTGAACCCAAACAACAACCTTTTCCTTGGCAAACGGTATGAACGTACCAATCAGTTCTGCATCCAGTATTTCCCACAGTCTGCAAAGAAGCAGCGGGAATGTGCTGATGTGGCTGAAAGAATGTATGACTGTTTGGAGTATATCACAACAGACGGTGATACCAAGCCAATCAGGGGTTCAAAAATGAATCATCAGGTGGTTGACGGTGTTCTGAATTTTTTTGTCAATTATGACTTTTTCACGGTCAAGACGGAAGATCAGACACCAATGGAAACTATGACGGCAAGCACGGATGTGAAGGAAGGTGGTTGATTATGGCAGCAAAAAAGACAACAACGGGAACTGCTGCAAGGTCTGAACAGACTGAACCAATGTTCAGCAAGGAACAGATTCTTGCATCTGCCCGTTTTGCAAACAGAAGGGACTTGGTGGATGCCCTTCTTGATGAAGATAAAAGTTACACCATGAAAACTGTTGACAATTTAGTTGAAAAATACATGAAAGGACAGGTGAAATAGTATGGCTTTAGGTGGTGGTACATTTACCTCACAGAACAAAGAACTTCCCGGTGCTTATATCAACTTTGTATCGGCTGCATCCGCATCCGCTGCACTGTCTGATAGAGGTATTGCAACAATGCCCCTTGAACTTGATTGGGGTGTTGAAGGGGAAGTTTTTGAAGTAACCAATGAAGATTTTCAGAAGAACAGCCTGAAACTTTTTGGTTATGCCTTTGACAGTCCTAAGATGCTTGGTCTTAATGATCTGTTCATGGGTGCAAAGACCTTATACGCATATCGTCTGAACGGTGGTGGAGATAAGGCAGCGAACACATACGCAACTGCAAAGTATTGTGGTGTGCGTGGTAACGATTTGAAGATCGTGATTCAGAAAAATGCAGATGATGCAAGCAAGTATGATGTTACAACCTACTTCGGTACGGTCAAAGTTGACACACAGACAGTTGCCAAGGCTGCTGATCTTGTGGCAAACGATTATGTGACATTCAAGGCTGCTGATCTTGCTGTTACTGCCGGAACACCTTTAACTGGTGGTACAAACGGCACGGTTGACGGCACTGCACATCAGGCTTACTTGGATAAAATCGAATCATACACCTATAACACTATGGGCGTTGTGGTTACTGATGATGTTACCAAGAAGTTATATGTGGCTTTCAACAAGCGTTTGCGTGATGAACTTGGTATCAAGTTCCAGTTGGTTGTTTACAACCTGTCTGCTGATTATATGGGCGTTATCAGTGTGAAGAACAAGGTAACAGATACAGGATGGTCAGAAGCAGCACTTGTGTACTGGGTAACTGGTGCAGAAAGCGGTTGTGCGGTCAATAAGTCTTGTCAGAACAAGAAATATGACGGCGGTTTCACCGTTGATACCAATTACACACAGAATGAGTTGAAAGCAGCAATCAAGGCGGGTGAGTTCACTTTCCATAAGGTCAACGGCGTTGTCCGTGTGCTTGAAGATATTAACTCTATGGTGACCACTTCGGACACTTGCGGGGATGTATTCAAGGACAATCAGACGATCAGAGTTATTGACCAGTTAGGAAATGATGATGCAGTTCTTTTCAACACTAAGTATCTTGGTGTTGTTCCAAACAATGCATCAGGCAGAACTTCCCTTTGGTCTGACTTGGTGAAAATCCGTACACAGTTACAGGAACTTGGTGCTATTGAAGGGTTCACTGATTCTGATGTTACGGTTGCACAGGGCGATTCCAAAAAGGCGGTTGTGATTACATCAGCAATCACCGTTGTGAACGCTATGGGTAAACTCTATGAAACGGTTACGGTTGCGTAAGAAAGGGGTGAAATAAAATGCCGAATGTAACAATGAAAGCAAGGGACACTATTGCAGCAAAACTTGCTGAATGTTTTATCACAATCGGAAGTAGAAGATACAACTTCATGCAGATGATTGATATGGAAGCAAAGGTTGAGAAAACCAAGACTACTGTTCCCCGCCTTGGTGCAATCATGGCGGGTCATAAGTCATGTGGTATGGAAGGTACTTTTTCCGGCACGGCACACTATAACCAGTCAGTTCTTCGTCAGGCATTACTTGACTATAAGAACACTGGTGAAGATGTGTATTTTGAAATGCAGATCACCAATGATGACCCAACCAGTGATGCGGGCAGACAGACGATCATTTTCTATGACTGCAACACTGACGGCGGTGTGTTAGCAAAATTTGATGCTGACGGGGAATACCTTGATGAAGAGATTGAAGGAACATTTGAGGACTTCTCAATGCCTGAATCTTTTGCAAACCTCACGGGTTTTCTTACTAACTAAGTAACAGAACCCCTTGTGTGGCTTTTATATAAGGTCATATAAGGGGTTTTTTCTATTCTTTGATAAACAGAAGGGAGAACAACAAAATGTCAAAATTCAGTCGATTTATGAAAGCGAACAAAATCGCAAAGCCAAATGAAAAATATGCACCTACAACCACATTACAGGATGAAAACGGTAAACCGCTGAAATGGGAGTTCAAACAGATTACTTCCAAGGAAAATGAAGCGTTGCGTGATTCCTGTACCATTGAAGTCCCGGTTAAGGGTAAGCCGAACCTTTACAGACCGAAAGTAAAAACTGCTGAATACCTTGCAAAGATGATTGTGGCATCCACTGTATACCCTGACCTTTACGATAAGGAATTACAGGATTCATACGGTGTTATGACCCCGGAAGAACTTCTTTATGCAATGGTTGACAATGCCGGAGAATATCAGGACTTCACAATGTGGATGCAGAAGTTTCAGGGATTTACCAAGAACCTTGATGACAAGGTGGATGAAGCAAAAAACTAATTGAAGAAGGGGATGGTGAAGCAAATTATGCTTACTATGCCCTTCTAAAACTTCACATTCTTCCATCAGTGTTCTTAGATATGGATGAACAGGAAAAAGCCTTTGTGATTGCTTCAATCGAGTTGAAAGCAGAGCATGACAAGAAGGAAAAGAAAAAAGCAGAAGCAAGGGCAAAGAAAAAACACTAAGAAAGGACGGTGAAACAGGTGTCATCTATTCAGACAGGTATTGAACTTAATGACCAATTCAGCGGAGTGTTGAACAACATCATCAGTTCAGTGAACCTTGCCGTGTCTGCAATGTATGATATGCAGCAGTCAATGAACGCTGACATTGATACAAGCAGCCTTGAAGGGGCAAGGGATGAAATCAATCAGGCAACTGCTGCCATTGAAGCAATGAATCAAGCAGCAAGCCAACAGACCGCACCTAATATTGCACCGCCTGTTGTGGATGGGGGAAACGGTCAGGTTATAAACGTGGATGTAAACCCGGTACTTCCTGACCCTTTGGTTGAAAATCCTGAACCAATCAGACCTGAAATTCAGCCAAACGCACCGCCTGACCCTGAACCCGTAGAAATCCCGGTCACATGGAACACTGACGGGATGGATGTGTTCACAGGAACAGGTGTTGAACGATTTCAGCAAGAAGTTCAGAGTGCAAACGATATGTTGAACACACTGAACACCACACAGGCAAGGATTTCACAGACCGCACAGGGAATGGATATACTGCCGGATGCAGCAGTTCAGGATATGAACACCATGCAACAGCGGTTATCTGCAATTCAACAGCGGATTCAGCAGATTGAGAACAACCCGGTAAATGTTGGGGCAGACAATGCAAATGCAGAACTGGAACAGTTGCGTATGCAGTTGAATCAGGCTATTCAGGAACAAAATTCACTGAATCAGGCAATGCAGAACATGGATGTTTCTGCTGCCAATGATGCCTATTTGCGTTTGTCACAGACCGTTGGCAACACAGAAAGGTACATCCGTGACAATGTGGATGAACAGGGGCGTTTCAATCAGGAAATTTCAGCCGGAACGCAACAGGCAAATGAACTGACCAATACCATCAAACGGGCAGTTGCAGCCTATGTCAGTATTCAGTCAGTTGGGAAAGCACTGAACATTTCAGACGAACTTGTTCAGACAACGTCCCGTTTGAACATGATGAATGACGGGGTTCAGACAACCGCTGAACTTGTCAACATGGTATATGCAGCAGCACAGGATGCAAGGGGTTCATTCAGTCAGATGGCTGATGTTGTTGCCCGTTTCGGTAACAACGCAAAGGATGCGTTCAGCAGTTCAGAAGAAGTTGTTGCTTTTGCTGATCTGATTCAAAAACAGATGACGATTGCCGGGGCAAGTACCCAAGAAGCAGCAAATGCAGAATTGCAGTTATCACAGGCACTTGGTTCAGGTGTCCTTCGTGGTGATGAATTGAACAGTATCTTTGAACAAGCACCTAACCTGATTCAGAACATTGCGGACTATCTTGATGTTCCAATCGGTAAGATCAGGGAAATGGCAGCGGATGGGGAACTTTCCGCTGATGTGGTCAAGGCAGCAATCTTTTCTGCTGCTGATGACATTAACAGCAAATTCAATGAAATGCCTATGACTTGGGGGCAGATGTGGCAGTCAATGCAGAACACCGCACTGATTGCATTTCAACCTGTTCTTCAAAGACTGAACGATTTAGCCAATAGTGAAGCATTTCAGACTTTCATTCAGGGTGCTATTGAAGCAATGGCAACCCTTGCGAATATCCTTCTGAATGTGTTTGAAGTAGCTGCATCCGTTGGGGCATTTATCGGTGATAACTGGTCAATCATTGCACCAATTATCTATGGTGTAATTGCTGCATTAGGGGCATATTTGGCAATCATGGGAATTGTCAACGCAATTACTGCAATTTCAGCAGCCATTGATGCGACAAAGGCAGCAGCAGATGCACTTGCAGCCGGACAAACATTTCTTTGGACGGTACAGCAGTATGGATTGAACGCAGCACTTGCAGCGTGTCCGATCACATGGATTATTGTGCTGATTATAGCACTTATAGCAATAATTTTTGCCGTATGTAATGCGATTGCAAAGATGACAGGTATTGCAAATTCAGGGTTCGGTGTGATTACTGGTGGTGTGAACGTGGTGATTCAGTTCTTCAAGAACTTGGGTCTAACCGTGGCAAACATTGCCTTGGGTATTGGAAACGCCATTGCAGCACTTGCATCCAATATGATGACGGCATTTCACAATGCTATCTGCAACGTACAGTCATGGTTTTACAACCTGTTAAGCACGGCACTTTCAGTCATTGAAGGTATTTGTGCAGCACTGAATAAGTTACCGTTTGTTGAATTTGATTATTCAGGTATCAGTTCAGCAGCAGATGACTATGCAGCCAAAGCAAGTGAAGCAGCCGGAAACAAAGAAGATTACCAGTCAATCAGTGATGCGTTCAATGAAGGTTTTACAACCTTTGATGCATTTCAGGACGGTTGGGCATCAGATGCGTTCAATGCGGGTGCAGCATGGGGTGACGGTATTGCTGATAAGGTTTCAAACTTTAGTCTGTCGGATGTATTCGGTCAGACAGATATTCCTAATGTGGGTGATTACACATCAGGGTTCAATGATGCAATAGCAAATTCAGGTGTGGGTGACAGCATTGGAAACATTGACGATAACACAGGCAAAATCAAGGATTCTTTGGATGTTACAGAAGAAGATTTGAAGTATTTGCGTGACATTGCGGAACAAGAATCAATTAACAGATTCACAACCGCAGAAGTAACTATCAACCAAACAAACAACAATAATGTTTCATCTGATACTGACCTTGATGGCTTTATCACTGCATTAGATGATGCAATGGGTGAAGCAATAGATGAAGTAACAAATGGGGGTACAGACTAATGGCACAAAGCGGATATGATATGTATTTTGATAAATGCCTTTTTCCTGTCACCCCTGAAAAAATTAGCATCAAAATCAATGGTAATAACAAAACGGTCAACCTGATAAATGAAGGTGAAATCAATATCCTGAAAAAAACCGGGTTGACCGACATTGAATTTGAAGCAGAAATCCCGCAAGTAAAACATCCTTATGCGGTGTATAAGAATGGTTTCAAAGAAGCGGGGTATTTCTTTGATATTTTTGAAGGGTTGAAAACAGGCAAAAAGACATTCCAGTTCATTGTGTGCAGAAAGACCCCGGTGGGGAAAAAACTGCTGAACACGAACATGAAGGTATCTTTGGAAGATTACAAAATTTCAGAGGATGCCAAGAACGGGTTTGACTTCAAAGTCAAGTTCAATCTGAAACAGTACCGGGACTATGGAACAAAGACAGTCAACATCAAAATTGCTGCATCCAAGCCAAAGGCAAGTGCAGAGCCTAAGCGGGAAACTAACAATTCACCCGCCCCGGCAGCAGCACAGACTTATACGGTTGTGCGTGGTGATTGTTTATGGAACATTGCAAAACGGTTTTACGGTAGCGGTGCAAAATACACCGTGATTTACAACGCAAACAGGGGTGTCATTGGTGGCAACCCTAACTTAATTTATCCGGGACAGGTTTTGACCATTCCGGCAGCATAAGAAAGGGGTGTTGTTCAATGTACGTTGAACTACTGGTTGGGAATGAATCAGGAACAAAAGTATATCAACCTGTTGTTCAGGAAGGTATTGAATGGTCAACAGAAAGAAAAAACACCCCCGGCAAACTGGTTTTCAAAGTCCTGTATGACAACATTCTTGATTTTTCAGAAGGTAGTCCAGTCAGGATGAAGGTGGACGGTGACAATGTATTCTTTGGTTTTGTATTCAAGCAGCAAAGAAGTAAGGACAAGATCATTACTGTCACCGCCTACGATCAGTTAAGATATTTGAAAAATAAGGACACTAAGGTTTATGAAAATAAAACTGCATCACAATTTGTAAAAATGATTGCAGATGATTATGCCCTGAACCTTGGTACACTGGATGATACAGGGTATGTCATTGAATCAAGAATTGAAGAAAACAGTGAACTGTTTGAAATGATAACAAATGCTCTTGACCTGACACTGACTAACACCGGAGAAATGTATGTGTTATATGACGATTTTGGAAAACTTACCCTGAAAAGCCTGTCATCTATGTATGTGGGTGTTCCGGGGGCGTACTTAATGATTGATGAAGAAACAGGGCAAGATTTTGAATATACTTCATCTATCGACAGTAATACTTATAACAAAATCAAGTTGACCTATGACAATGAAGATACTAAAAAGCGTGATGTTTATATCACACAGGATTCTTCTAATATCAATAAATGGGGCATTTTGCAGTATTTTGATACCTTACAGAAAGGTGAAAATGGTCAAGCAAAGGCAGATGCCCTTTTGAAACTGTATAACAAGAAAACCCGTAACTTGAAGATCACCAATGCTTTGGGCGACAACAGAGTGCGGGCGGGTTCAATGGTTGTCATTAACCTTGACCTTGGTGATATGAAAGTGAAAAACTGGATGCTTGTTGAAAAGTGCAAGCACACTTACAAGGAAGGTGAACATTGGATGGATTTGACACTTAGAGGGGGTGAGTTTATTGCCTGATGCAAAAGGAATTATCAAGAAAGTACATCAAGCAGCGGTTGAAGCGGTAGAATCAACAAAACCTGTAAATGTATGTTTTGGAAAGGTTATATCTGCATCCCCGTTACAGATAAATGTTGAACAGAAGATGATTCTTACTGAAAAACAACTTGTACTTTCAAGGAATGTAACAGATTTCAAAACTAAGATAACGGCGGGGAATATCAAGAATTATTACTATACCGGGGATGTAAATTCAGGGACAGCACCAGTTTCCCCGTCACACGTTCATGCTGTCGGAACGATTGAAGTCACCGTACACAATGGCTTGGCTGTCGGTGATGGTGTCATTCTAATAAGACAGCAAGAAGGTCAGAAATTCATTGTTGTGGATAGGATAGGCAAATGATTCCTTCAACAGTTGGTTTTCTTGACCAAGATTTTGAAATAGAAACACAGCCAAGCCTAACTTATAAAATGGATTTAGACGGTGATTCAGTCAGGGGTCTTGTGGATGAACAGGATGCCATGAAGCAGATGATTTTCAGAACACTGCAAACAGAAAGGTATCAGTACATCATATATCCGTGGTATTACGGCATTGAAACACTTGACCTGTATGGTGAACCTGTCACTTGGGTTTGCCCTGAATTAGAACGCAGAATCAGTGAAGCGTTAGCCGTTGATGAAAGAATCACGGGCGTGACCGACTTTGAATTTGACCTGACGGTCAAAGGTGTGGTTCATGCCTATTTTACCGTAAAAACAATTTACGGTGATATTAAAGCAGAGAAGGGGGTGAAGATTTAGAATGTATGAAGATCAGACTTATGACATTATCCTTGAAAGGATGATGAACCGGGTATCTGACAAAATTGACAAAAGACCGTCATCCCCTGTTTACGATCTGCATAGTTCAACAGCCATTGAATTTCAGATTTTATACATTGAGTTGGAATATCTGATAAAAAATTCATACGGTGATACTGCTGCAAGGGAATTTCTGATCTTGCTTGCAAAGGACAGGGGACTTTCACCTGAACCAGCAACCAAGGCAATCTTACAGGGTGAGTTCACACCAACAAACATTGATGTTACTGGAAAGCGTTTCAACATTGGTGAAATCAACTATGTTGTGACTGAACAGATCACACCGGGAACATACAAGGTTCAGTGTGAAACAGAAGGTGTTATTGGCAATCAGTACCTTGGGGATATGATACCAATGGAATATATTGACGGATTGCAGACGGCAAGCCTGACAAGCGTATTGATTCCCGGTGAAGATGAAGAAGATACAGAAGTTTTCAGACAGCGTTACTTTGACAGCTTCAATGAACAGTCCTTTGGTGGCAACCACGCTGATTATATGGCAAAGGTCAAAAGTATTGAAGGTGTTGGGTCATGTAAGGTCAAGCGTGTTTGGAATGGTGACATTAGACCCGCTGACATGATCGTCAGTACAGTGGTCAAGAACTGGTATGAATCAATCATTTCAACAGTTCCGGCAGCAGTCAAACCGTGGCTTGATGCCGTATATAATGCAGCCAAGGACAAGAAACTGACGGTTGGTGGTACTGTTCATGTAGTCATCACTGATTCTGATGATTATGGTGAAGCAAGTTCAACACTTGTTCAATATGTTCAGCAGACACTTGACCCGGAAGAAACTGCCGGGGAAGGTTACGGACTTGCACCAATCGGTCATGTGGTCAGTGTAGCAAGTGCATCACCTGTCAGTATTGAGGTCAAGACCACGGTAACCTTTGAAGAAGGTCACAACTGGTCAAATACCAAGGCAGCCATTGCAGAAGCGGTTGATGCGTACTTCTTGGAATTAAGAAAGAACTGGTCAGAAACATCACAAACCATTGTCAGGGTATCGCAGATTGAAAACCGCATCCTTGGCGTTGATGGCGTGGTGGATGTGACCGGGACAAAGCTGAACGGCACGGCAAGCAATATGACCTTGACAGAATTTTGTATACCAAAGTTAGGGGGTGTTTCTGCATGATAAGAGAAGTTGACCTTGTTTCATACTTACCGCCATTCATGCAGAGTTACAAAGAACCCGTTGCAGCACTTGAAGCGGAAAATCCTGAATTTAGCCTGATGTGGTCGGCAACTGACAGGTGTTTGCGTAACCGCTTCATTTCAACTGCTGATGAATATGGAATCAGCCGATTTGAAAAGATGCTGAAAATATACCCAACTGCTGATGATACCCTTGAATCAAGGCGTTCAAGGGTTCAAAGCAAGTGGTTCAACACAATCCCGTACACTTGGAAAGTGTTGCTTCAAAAGTTGCTTGTCCTTTGTGGTGACAGTGATTTTGAAGTGACTGGTGATTTCAAGACCGGGTACACACTGTATATTGACACTGACCTTGAATTATATGGTCAGGTGGAAGAACTGGAAAACATCATAAACACAATGATTCCTGAAAATCTTGTGGTTGTATCTAAGAACAGCATCCCTTGCAACATCAAAGGTGCTGTTCTTTTTGGTGGTGGCATCTGCTTCATCAATGAATTTATCATCACAAACGATTTCCGGGAAGTGTTTGATGTGAACGGTTCATCAGTCTTTGGTGGTGGAATCGTTCAGACTGAAATGCTGAACATCACAAATGACAGTCAGGAAACAGTGAGTGTTCAGGGTACAGTGAACTTTGGTGGTAAGGCAACAGATACCGCAATGGTAACCATTTCAACAGATTTTAATGAAACAATCCGGGCAGATATGGATGCAAAGGCAGCATCCGGCGTTGTTCAGGTAGACTTCATTGAGATAAAAACAACATAGAAAGGAATGATAAGATGGCAGAGTATTCAAAACTTTACATCACAAACAATGGTCAGGCACTTATGGCAAAGATGATTGCCGGGTCAGGAAACATTGATTTTACAAAAGTATGTTCTTCCAGTACCCAGTACACTGAAAGTCAGTTACAGGCATTGACCGCACTTAGCAACATCAAGCAGACAACCCTTGTTTCCAAGGTTACCCGCACAAATGAGGTTGCAATCAAAATTGATGCAGCATATTCCAATGTAGACCTGAAAGAAGGTTACTATATGCGTACACTTGGCTTATATGCCGTTGACCCTGACAAGGGTGAAATCCTGTATGCAGTCTGCATTGAAAAGTCAAATAACTGTTATATGCCACCATATAACGGCGTTACGGTATCGGCTGCATACTTACAGTTATATACCACAGTAGGCAACGCTGACAGCGTATCACTTGCAGTCAGTCCGGGTGCGTATGCAACGGTTGGTGACATTCAGGCACTTGAAAAAGAAATTGCTGATCTGAAAGCCTATGTTGGATATTCAGACGGTGACATTTATGGTGTTGAAGTGGACTTTGAAAACAAGAAGTTCACAAGACTTGCCGGGGCAGTAAACCGTTCAGCGGGTTCAGGGTTTGACGGAATCAATGCATTTGGTGGCAGAAAGCGTTGTAACCTTACCAATGACGGGCGTGTTGCTGCATATTATGGTGAAGCCGGATTTTCTACTACTGGAAAACTGACACAGGCGGTTGACCGTAACCCGGTAGGTACTGAATCACCTGATGAAAACCTGAAATTCAGTGCCGGGACAATCGTTCAGGTAATGGTTGAACAGCCAAAGTTTTATTACAAGGTTGTACCGCTTAAAACTGAAAAGAGAACCAAGGGGGCAATCACAAGAAAAATCAGATACTATGTATCAGATACACCAAAGGCGGGATTCAAACTTCATCCGGCGTTCATTGTAAATGGTCAGGAAAATGATGTTGCATATCTTGCAGCCTTTGAAGGTTCACTTTGGGATGCATCTGCATCAGCATACATTCTTGATGATTCACAGGTTGCTGACTTTGCTGCTGATATGTTATGCAGTATTGCTAATGCAAAACCGCTTTCAGGACTTACACAGAACGCAACCCGTGCCAATATCAGAAAACTTGCTGAAAAACGTGGTACTGGTTGGGAACAGGGTGTTGTTCAGACGGCATCCGCTTCACAGATGCTTATGCTGATTGAATATGCAACCTTTAATATGCAGTCTGTCATTGGTAACGGTGCAGTTTCAAAGACTGATGACGGTAAAACATCCATGACAGAAAATACAGGTGCAACGATCACCCTTGGTAATGCATCAGGTTCAGTTGTCAACGCTAACGGTATTCAGATTGTGTCATACCGTGGTGAGGAAAACTTTTGGGGCAACATTTGGTGGTGGATTGATGGAATCAATCACTATGCAAATGCAACCACAGGTGAATGTGATACCTATGTTGCAGATCATGGTTTTACTGATGACAGTAAGGCAGCACCTTATGAAGATACAGGAATGTGTGCAAAGTATGGAAACGGTTATATTTCCGCTTTCTGTTATTCAGAAGATTTTGATTGGTTATTCTTACCGGGTGAGTTCAACGGAAACACCGCCCTTCCTGTTGGTGATTATTGTTGGAATCAGAACGGTACTGGTTGGCGTGTCGCTGTATTGGGTGCTGATTGGGATGCTGGCTTGAATGCCGGTGCTTTCTTTTGGTATCTGGATGGTGCTTCTTCTTATCGTGGTCGGGGTATCGGCGGTCGGTTGGTGTATCGAAAAAAGGTAGCAGCATAACAGATAACCAGTAATTCACATAATTTTAGGTAATCAGGATGCTAAAGATGACGATTTTCAAGCAGAAAGACGATAAAAAGACAAAAAACCAATGTCACTAAATTAGGTGCTAATTGGAATAATGGCTTGAATACCAGTGCTTTCTATTGGAATCTGAATAATGCTTCTTCTAATCGTAATCGGAATATCAGCAGTCAGTTAGTAAATGCACAAATATCACTTGAAACACCCCGTCAGAAATGGCGGGGTGTTCTTATAAATCAATGTACTGAAAACTGATTACCGTGCCACTTGGCAAAACATCAAAATATATGGGCTGTATTAGTAGACCGTCACCTGACGGGTTGAAAGTTCGGTTCAGTGCATACAGAAGGGAACAGACAAGCGTGAAAAGGTATGGCAATCTTTATGAAAAAATCTGTTCAATGGATAACCTGTATCTTGCGTTTCAACACGCAAAGAAAGGCAAAGGATGGTACAAGGAAGTTCAGCAGATTGAGAAAAGACCATACTACTATTTGGCGGGTCTGCAATGGATGCTTCAAAACCATTTATACAAAACTTCGGAATATGCCACTTTTACGAAAAAGGACGGCAAGAAGGAACGGGAAATATACAAACTTCCATTCTTCCCTGACAGAATTGCACAATGGGCGGTTTTACAGGTGATTGAACCGCAGTTATTAGCGTATTTCACTGATGACACATATTCAGCAATACCAAACAAGGGTATTCATGCAGCATACAAGAAGTTACGGTTGGCGGTTGATACCGTGCCGGAAGAAATGACCTATTGTTTGAAAATAGACTGCAAGAAATTTTACCCTTCCATTGACCACGAAACACTAAAACAGAAGTTCAGACGGAAGTACAAAGACCCTGAACTGCTTGAACTGATTGATGAAGTAATTGATTCAATCAGCACTTGTCCGGCAACGGATGAAAACATTGAATTTTATCGGTCTTGTGGTAATGAAATCAAGATAGTGAAGGTAAACGGCAAGGACTTCATTGAAGGTGTCGGTATTCCAATAGGGAATTACTTTTCACAGTATGATGGCAATTTCTTCCTATCAGGTTTTGACCACTGGATAAAAGAAGTTAAGCGGGTAAAGCACTATTACCGTTATATGGATGATATTTGTATTTTTGCAAGAACCAAAGAAGAACTGCATCTGTTACTTGCAGAAATCAATGAATATTTCATACAGAATTTGAAATTAAGAATAAAAGGCAACTATCAGATATTCCCTTCGTTCATCCGGGGTATTGATTTTGTAGGGTACAGGATTTTCTTGAAAGATACCCTTCTTAGAAAATCCACCTGTCAGGAATTTGAACGGAAAATGACCGCAATCAGGAAGAAGATTGAAAGCGGTCAGGAAATGAACTATTCAGAATGGTGTGCAATCAATTCCTATAAGGGTTGGTTGAAATATTGTGATAGCAGCCGATTGTCTGAAAAATATATTGAACCAATTCAGCCTTATGCTGATAGGTACTATAAAGATCATATCAAGAAAGGTGGTAAAAAGCATGAAAGAGTACGGAAAAGTACGCAGTAAAAAGCAGCCTGAACAGAAGGTCATTGATGACTATTCAGTTTGGATTGCAGAGAACATCACCCCGGTCACAGAAGCCGGGACAGATGAACAGCCGGGGTTCACTGGTTATGAATATGACCTGACCCAGTACACCAAGGATGAATACATCAAAATGATTGATGACAGGAACGCATCCTTGGAAGATCAGATGACACAGGCACAGGAAGCCATGTGTGAAATCTATGAAATGATGGCATAAGGAAGGGGTGAGAATATGGCAAACATTTATGCAGCACTTATCATCAAGGGTAAGAAGTCAATCAATGATGTTCCTGACAAGATCAGGGATGAAGTCAAACAGGTGCTTATTGATGAAGGACACCCGGAACTGGCAGAAGGTGGTAACTGATGTTGTTTCAGTTCATCATAAAAATTTTATTCAGAAAGGATGTGGAATCTATGGCAGTGATCTATGCAACCCTTATCATTAAGGGCAAGAAAACCTTTGCTGATGTACCTGAGAAAATCAAGGACAAAGTGAAGGAAGTTCTGATTGACCTTGATTGCCCTGAATTAGCAGAGTAATCAACAGACAAGGAAATTATCACAGGAACAAAAACAACCGCTATATGACCCTTATATGAGGTCACAAGCGGTTGTTTTTATGTTCAGAAAGGACAGAGAAAATGAAACAGACTATTTGCAGTGTATTAGGTGTGATTGGTTCAGCAATCGCATCTTTTTTTGGTGGTTGGGATGCGGGACTTGCAACCCTTCTGATCTTCATGGGTCTTGATTATATTTCAGGACTGATTGTTGCGGGGGTGTTCAAGAACAGTCCCAAGACAGACACAGGTTCACTTGAAAGTAAGGCGGGGTGGAAAGGTCTTTGCAGAAAGTGCATGACCCTGATTTTTGTACTGGTTGCGTACCGCCTTGATCTTGTCATTGGCACAAATTACATCAGGGATGCAGTAATCATTGCGTTCATTGCCAATGAAACAATTTCCCTTGTGGAAAATGCGGGTCTTATGGGATTACCACTCCCGGCAGTCATCACCAAGGCTATTGATATTTTACAGAAAAAGACAGAAAGTGAGGTAAAAAATGAGTAATTCAAGTTTAGTGTGTTATACAAAGTTATCACCGAACCATTCAGGAAAGCGTACACACAGTATTGACCGTATCACACCGCATTGTGTAGTCGGTCAGTTATCGTGTGAAACAATTTGTGCTTGTTTCCCGGAAGGAAGGGGGGCAAGCTGTAATTATGGTATCGGTTCAGATGGTAGAATTTCCCTTTGTGTTGATGAAGGTAACCGTTCTTGGTGTTCTTCATCCAATGCAAACGATCAGCGGGCGGTTACTATCGAATGTGCATCTGATAAAACTGAACCGTATGCAATGACGGATGCAGTATATGAATCACTGGTGAACCTTTGCACAGACATCTGCAAGCGTAACGAAAAGAAAAAACTTCTTTGGTTTGCTGATAAGGATAAAACACTTGCTTACAATCCGGCATCTGATGAAATGGTCATCACTGTTCATAGATGGTTTGCAAACAAGTCTTGTCCGGGTGATTGGTTATATAATCGTTTGGGTGATCTTGCTGCAAGAGTAACTACAAACCTTGGTGGTAGTCAGTCATCTAACAATGATGTTTTATACCGTGTTCAGACCGGTGCATTTTCTGTTAAAGAAAACGCTGATCGTATGCTTGAAAAAGTAAAGGCAGCCGGATTTGACACATACATGATTCAGGTTGATGGAATGTATAAAATTCAGGTCGGGGCATATAGCAAGAAAGAAAATGCTGATGCAATGGCAAACAAGCTGAAAGCAGCCGGGTTTGATACTTTCATTACTACGCATGGGGGTCAGGCGGTGTCAACTACTTCAACACCTACAAGGGAAGTCACCATTGGTAGTGCCGTAAGGTTAAAGAAAGGTGCAAAGACTTATTCAGGTGGTTCACTTGCATCATTCGTGTATGAAAGAAATCATCAGGTAACACAGTTAAGTGGTGATCGTGCTGTCATTTCATACAAAGGTACAGTTGTTGCAGCGGTTCACAAAGATGATCTGATTCTTGTGTAA